GCACAGAGAGAACGATGCTTTGTACGTTGACTAATATACCTGACGAACATCAGCCAAAGAATGTATCTGATAAAGAACCTTCGAAGGAAGTGTTACGAGTATTTGATACTGAAAATCAAGGTTGGAGATCATTTAGACTTGAGTCAGTCATATCGGTTCAAGCTATTTAACGGTTTAGGCTCTCAGCCAATCAATAAAATACATGCGGACACCGCAGGCGCGCTGCTTCCGACGGGTCAATCTACTGGTGCACCGGTAGGTCCAGAGAGCCTTACTAAATAATACACTTTGAAACCTGAAGAGACACACAGCGGAATGCATTGACAGGGTATAAGCTGGTATCTAGGAGATGTGTCCTGAGTGTATTATACTAAGAGCGCGTGCGAAAGAGTAAGCAACCCTAACTGATAAGGGAGATCACCAGCCTAGAGGAGTTGAAGCCTAAAACGGTGAGTGGACATGCTGAAGTCCAAATCCAAGTCTAGGAGACTTAAAACGTCTTAAACGTATATCAGTGCTCTTAATATTTTTAAAGTGCATTAGAGGGGTTAAACTAAGGGGCCTCTATTTGACCTAGTGCACTTTAAAAAATTTAGGGCCTTTAGCTCAGTTGGTTAGAGCAGAGGACTCATAATCCTTTGGTCGATGGTTCAAGTCCATCAGGGCCCACCATTTACTTTAATTATTTGTTATGGTATAATACATTATGAAAATTGCTTATGCATCAGATTTACACTTAGAGTTCCAACCACTCGTTCTTAATAATACTGAGAACGCTGATGTGTTGGTGCTTGCTGGTGATATATGTATGGCTAAGCATTTCCATTCACGTCCTGAAATGTCTAAGATGTACTTAGAATTTTTTAAGAACGTGTCAGAACAGTTTAAGCATGTAATATATGTCGTAGGTAACCATGAACACTATCACTATCAGTTCGTTCATACTGCGTCTGACCTTAAACACATTCTATCAGTATTCAATAATGTCTACTTATTAGATAACGAAGTGTTTGATATCGATAACTATACGTTTGTAGGTTCTACGTTATGGACTGACATGAATAAAGGATGTCCTCAGACGATGAGTTCAGCTGAGATGTTTATGCCTGACTTTAAAATCGTTAAGTACTTTGACGGTGTCAACTACTATAAGTTTACTCCAATGCAATCTACTAAGGAGCATACGAAGAGTGTTGGTTATATCAAGCATGTGATCCGTAACTGTAACGATAAAGACTATTACCTTGAACGAGATGTGATCGTGGTGACTCATCATAGTCCATCTCATAAGAGTATCCATCCAAAGTATGCTCATGAGACTATCATGAACGGAGCTTTTCATTCAGACCTTGATCATATGATGGAGATGGCTGATAACGTTAAAGTATGGATACATGGTCATACGCATGATGAGTTTAATTATGTCGTAGGCACTACAAATGTTTTATGCAATCCCCGTGGCTATCCAAAAGAAGTTGGTCATGGATCTTTTAAATTACAATATGTGGAGGTTTAAATGCAATTATTAGAAGAAGATAAAAAGAAAATCAAAGGTGCTCTTAACGAGATCTCTGATTCAATGACACGTGTTGAGGCTGAAAAGGACTTTGTAAAAGAAGTGCTTAAGAACCTTTATGACGAGTTTAAGATCCCTAAAAAGACATTAGCTAAGCTTGCTAATACATACCATAGACAAAACTTTAATGAAGAGGTTGCTCTTAACGATGAATTTGAAACGATTTATCAAACAGTTACGAACCAAGAAGCAGAATAATTGTACATTAATAATTAATTATGGTATACTGCCAATATGAAAACTAAAAAACCAACCAAAGAATGGCAAGAAAAGGCTATTGCTAAAGGTCGAGGCGACGGTGCTCCTGTGGTAACACAAGACGAGTATCGTACATCTTTGATGAAAGCATTAGGATACTATAACCTTAATATGGATAATAGCGAGCGTGCTAAGGTCGTCCTTAATTATCTTAAAAAGAATAATAAGAAGTATTATGACGTCCTATCAAAGGCGCCAGACTATGAGTTCTTATCTTTAGGATCATTAATTACTATCCTTAACAAAGGTGAATACTTAGCTGACAAAGATAAGCAAGGCATACAAGATAAGCTTGACTCGCTGTATGAATGCTACTCTTATAATCAACCAGTTGTAGATGATCGTCCTAAGGCGCCGGTCATCTCTATTGAGAAGCGAGTCATAGAAGCAGCACGTACTGCATCTGAAGACATCGACTATGCTATCGATAACTTTATTAAGAATAAGACATGGGACTTTAACACTAAAGCTCATCTATTATCTAATAACGTATCAGGTATGGTTGCTAAAAAGATTGGCGATTATTATAAGCTTAACGTTGATGAGATCGATGAAGCGCTTGAAGGCAAAGACGAACAACTCGTTGAAGGCTATTCATTCTTTACTAGGACTGAACTTAAGAAGTTTAGAGCTGCTATCCAATCTATCGTAGATGATTGTGCTCAACATCAAGTGTCTGTTAAGAAGCCAAGAGTTGTAAAGGCCAAGCCTCCAGCAGTCATTGTTAAGAAGCTTAAGTATATGTTTAAGCATGATCTATTAAACCTTAAGTCTATTAATCCTGCAGACATCGTAGGCGCTAAAGAGTTGTGGTGTTATAACATCAAGTATAGAAAGCTTGTAGCTTATGTAGCTGATGACTCTGATAGCTTATCTGTTAAAGGTACAACGATCATCAACTATAGTATCGCTAAGTCTTGGTCATGGACCCTTAGGAATCCTGAGAAGTTCTTTAAAGATACACAGATTGGCAAGCGTGCACTAAACTCTGCTGCTAAGGCATTAACGACAAAGCCTACAGTACCAAATGGTCGTATCAATGAAGAAACAATTTTATTAGGTGCATTTTAATGATCATATTAGATTATAGCCAGATAGCATTAAGTAACATCTTGCCCTTTCAGAACGACATCAAGCGTCAATCACCTGAAGAGATTAAGAACTTAATACGTCATACAACACTATCAACCATCAAATCTTATAAAAAGAAGTATGGTAAAGAGTATGGTGAGATCGTCATCGCATGTGATGGTCGTAACTATTGGCGTAAGAACATATTCCCTCATTATAAAGCACACCGTAAAGCTAATCGCGATAAGTCAGACCTTGATTGGGGTTTCATATTCGACACACTAGCAGAGTTAAGAGAAGAGCTCATCAACTATTTCCCTTACAAAGTACTAATAAATGAAGGAGCCGAGGCTGATGACATCATCGCCACTCTTGTAGACTTCTCACAAGAACATGAACTAATACAAGAAGGGTTATTCTATAGTCCTCAAAAAGTACTGATCGTGTCGTCTGATAAAGACTTCATACAGCTACAACGTAATAAGAATGTCCGTCAATGGTCACCTATGCAACGTAAGTTTGTAGAGGGATCTCAGAAGGAGATTCAAGAGTATACTATCCAGCACATCGTAAAGGGTGATAGCGGAGATGGTATACCAAACATCTTATCTAAGGATGATGTGTTTGTATCAGGTGACAGACAAAAACCTTTCTCAGCTAAGCGTTTACCTGAATTCTTTGAGAAGGGTATCGAAGCATGTAAGAATGATGAAGAGAAGCGTAACTATCAACGTAACCAACAGTTAGTTAACTTCGACTATATACCTGAGGAATTGGCTAAGATCATCATATATACATATGAGAACACGAAGCCGAAAGGTGATAAGAACTCTGTGATGGAGTATTTAATTAAAAATAAATGTCGTCTATTATTGGACGAGATTGAGGAGTTTTAATATGGCAGTTAGATTTTTACCAGAGATGCTTGACGAGATCAATGCAGATCCTAAGCTTTTAACAACAAAGTATAGAGGCAACTCAGCTCTTAAGATCATATTTGAATATGCGTTCTTACCTGAGAAGAAGTTTGTCCTACCTGAGGATGAACCTCCTTACAAGCCAGACGATGCACCTATTGGCATGAGTCCGGCTATCCTTACACAGGAGCTTAGACGCTTCTATGTATTCCTTAGAAAAGACTTAAAACCAATTAAGCGTGAGGCGTTATTCATATCCTTATTGGAGTCTGTACATCCCTCAGAGGCAGAACTTATCATTGCCGTCAAGGATCAAAAGCTTCATAAGAAGTATAAGAAAATCACCCGTAAGCTAGTTGAAGAGGCAGGATTCATCGCACCTGAAGCGCCTGGAGCATAAGTTTATATAAATATATGGTAAGCTATATACCAGGCAATCTATGAGTCTGGGTGCGTTGTAAATTGTCTTTATAATCAATACGTTATGTTAGCATGTACTTTAATTAGGAGATGTGGTACTATAATACATATGATTAGGCAAATTTTACTCTATAAGTCGGACAAGATCTCGGTTTACTGCACCCCCGCAGTAGAGAGACTATCGACTCGTAGGTTAACGACATATGTTAAGCAATGCATAGCAGCCGAAAAGACTTTAATCAAAGACATATCAAAAAAATACCCTAAGAAAGCTAAACATACAAAGTATACTTTCTTATTTAAAAACTTTAAGTCTGAAGAGATGTTAGGTAACTGTGATCAGGAATATGATGACGACATCCTTATTGAACTTAATGCAAAGAATACTTCAAGCTTATGTAAGACGATAGCTCATGAGCTTGTCCATGCCAGGCAATTCATATCTGGCCAGTTGAAGTACAACGTTAAGATCAAATACTTGACGTATGAGGACGACACACATAGATACATCTATCGCAAACAACCGTGGGAAATTGAAGCCTGCGCACTACAAGACAAAGGTGCAATTAAAATGAAGAGGTGGCTATTAGATCATGTACATTTCAACCCAAAACTCGAAACTCCAGCAGTATAAAGCAAAAGTAGTTTCTTTCGAACCCCTCCAAGATTGGAAATTTAAAGTCAAGTACTTTGACGATGAAGGATTTTTATGGGAAGAAGTCGTAGATCATAGCCGATTAGAAGGTGAATTTGTTAATGGAGAAAATTATGAACAAAAATAAACAGTTATTATGGCAAGCAATCAAATCAGTATTAGGTTTCTTTGGTGCATTCGTATTTGTACTATGGGCGTTAGTAGCATTAACAACCGTAGTAGGTGAAACGATAGTATGTGCATTAGTTATATTAAGTACAATGATTGGCTTAGTATGGTTAGAATATAAGAATTTAAAAGGTAAACAAAATTAATATCTTTTACTTAGATAAAAATCCTACAGTAGCTGCACAGTATCATGTAGATAAACATTGCGTCAAGATGATATTGGAATCTTGCCAACTGTTATCTACTGCGCATCGCATACTTGATGGAGATCAAACCATAGGTAAGACGGCAACGGGTCGTAACGTAAAACGTTGGGTATTATCTGACGATCGTAACGAAGTATTGTATAGTGCTACACATGTAAACCATCCATCAGCTGTATGGTGTAGACAAACCCATCAGAATTATCGTTGGTTGCACAACTTATTGTGTGAACTATCTACTGAATACACTTATCGATATGAAAAGATCCATAGGTGTCAGGAAATTGGTTTAATAGATGCGTTAAGTTTATTGCCTAAGAATATACCAATCGGTGAATTTACAGATCCGACCCCTGCCATGCCAGATCAATACAAAGTATGTTCTCCTGGAAGAAAAGGCCAGTCCCTGGGTTTATAAATAAAACATCAGGAGAACATTATGCCGTTATATGATTTTAGAAACAAAGATACTGGTGAGGTATTTGAGAAGTTCATGAGTATCGCTGCTAAGGAAGAATATCTTAAAGATAACCCTAATATTGAATCAATGTTAGGCATGAATGCTTTAATCGACCCGGTCCGATTAGGTGTCCGTAAAGCCGACAATGGATTTAAAGAAGTATTACAACGAATCCATGAAAAGACTCCCGGTAGTACACTAAATAAAACAAGTAAATATATCTAATATGGGTCCGCTGAACCCCATAGCAATATAAGTTCAGCTGTTAACCAAAAAGGAGAAACACATGTTAACAAACGTTATTGTATTTTTAGTAGGCGCTCATCTTGGTGCAAAACACCCAGCTAAAGCAACACTAATCGTTGATAAATCTGTAGCTTTAGTAAAAGCAGTATGGGCTAAAGTAAACGGATTAGTGGCTAAAAAATAATGTCTTTCGAATTCGATTTTACTGAGCAAAAACTAGCTAAGATACTTACTCGTAATAAGAAAGTCCACGAGTGGTATGAAGCGATGGTTGTGCAGTTACCTCAATTTGAAGTAACTACTGCAAAACGTGTTGCAGCTTTTGTGGCTCAGTGTGCTCATGAATCTGCTGATTTCACGACTCTTCAAGAAAACTTAAACTACTCTGCTGACGCATTGAACAAACTATTTAGTAAGTACTTTGCTTCAGCAGGTAGAGACGCTGCTCCATATCATCGTAAACCTGAAATGATTGCAAATGTAATATATGCTAATCGTATGGGTAACGGTGATACTGCAAGCGGTGAAGGTTACAAATTTAGAGGTCGTGGTCCAATTCAACTAACAGGTAAGGCTAACTATCTCGCGTTTGCTACAGACTTCTTTGAAGATCCTGAAACCGTGATGAATGATCCTGACCTCGTAACAGATGACGTATCAACTTCCTTATATTCAGCACTTTGGTTTTGGAATAAAAACAAACTAAATAAGTATGCTGATGCAAGTGACATCAAAGGGATGACAAAAGTTATCAATGGTGGATACATTGGTTTAGAAGACCGTATCAAACATTATAACCATGCAATCGAAGTCCTCGAAGCTTAATTGTATTTTAATTAAGACTTGATGTATAATAAGAAAGTAGCGATACTATGTAATGGTCCCAGTCGGTCAGCTTATAACCCAGATAAAGAGTATGTATACCGTATAGGTTGCAATATCCCTTGGGCTAAAGTTGACTGCACTGTGATACTAGACCCACAGATGGTTAAAGTATTAGTTAATGACATATCGCTCATAGACTGTGGTGTATACTTTAGTGAATCTGCATGGGATTATGTTGAAGAAGT